TTAAGGGGGCGATTGTTATTGGAGAACATGGCTTCAATAACCGCTTTATCTTTTATTGATTGAGCAATTCTTTTTTCTTGTTGCTCTTTTAGTATTCTGTTATAAGTATCCATTTATTCATTACCTTTCTTTTATTAGCAATAGCAGTATTCGTTATCGCAATCGCATGAGCGTTGCTCAATACCATCAAAATCTTTTAATTCATTGTTAGTCATTTTTGACCCTTTCTAGTTCAGAAACCTTTTCTGACTTTCTTTATACTGTAAGTCTAGCATGGGGGACTGACAAATAGCCAGCGTGTCGCATGGTCTGACTAGTCAAAGAATTGTGATAAGCGTCACACAGGTTATCCACAGGTTATCCACAGGCGACGTCGATTTTTTTATGCGGGGAAGTGCATAAAAATTATTCCTCTTGCTCTATAAAAACATAAAGAGGAATTGTATCAGTGTAACTATACTGCGTTACTTCTTTTTCTCCAAATTCATTTTCTGTTTGTACATCATAGTTATCGCCAGTGGAATCACTTTCAATAAAAAGAATTTCAACAATGTCATCTCCAATTTTTATTAAATCGCCTAGCATTAGTTGATCTGGCTGCAAGTTATCAGCGTGTATTAAATCCATAGCAATCATTGTATCAGACATTTTATTCCTCATCTTCAAATTCATTTACTGGGTCAATAAACCAAGATAGGTGGTGTTGGTCTACAATTGCGTGTGCTGGTGCATGACTCATGCCCTTATAGAATACGCCTTCGGGCATAGCAATAAATCGGTCATAGTCCTCATCATAGTATGCATCAATTGCTTCGATGCAAGGTTGCACCATGCTTAGCGGTACTGGAGGATAGTGATTACCCTGTAAGTGATACGCTAATTGCGTTTCTAAATCTAATACTGAGTCTGCTAATCCAATTGCTGTAACACTTCCCATTTACTTACCTCCTACAATTCCACTGCGATACAAAATCTTTGTATGCATTTTGCCACTAGGCTCTGATAAATTTATTGTACGGAATTCATTAGCAAATCCGTGGTCAATAAATCTCTGATAAACTTCAACGGCAGATAAAGCATCTGAGTAGCGACCAATCCAATTAGGCTTAGCCTCTCCGTCATTAGTAGTAGTTACTGAGTATAGGTATTCGTTCATTAGTTATTCTCCTTATAGTTTTCGTTCATGATACTTTCAGCATACCATGCACAGTATTCATTTTCAAGCGACACGCCTTTATTGCAATCGCAAAATTCTGAGTCATACTCACCCGATGAGTTTCCCCAAAAAATTACGCCTTCATCATGGCAATCAACACAATCAACCAAAAATTCGATTAAGTTTCCCATTTATTTATTCTCCAATTCTTACTGATAGAATACGATAAGTATCCTTTAGATTAAATACTGAAGGATAGTGTGGGCGAACCTGAACACGATAACTTTCTAAACCTGCGCCATAAAAGACATCAGACTTTTCTGCATCTATAATTTCGCCTGTTAAAGTGCGTGACTTATAAGTTTTTCCTACAAGTAGGTTTTCTATTGTATAGACATTTGCTGACATTTGCCAACCTCTTTCTTTTTGTTATTAAATCTATCCTACCATTAGGGTCTGACAAATCTTTGTTATTTATTTTTCTTACTATGTAAGTTTAGCCTATTAACCATAAATTATCAAGTTACTAGCGAGTAAATCCAAATAGTGAGACGCTCAGCCTATGTGATAAATCTCACAGCGTGGCGACACGCCCGAACGCGACGTCCCGTTTTTCTACTCTTTTACAAATAAATAAAATCCGCTTGCTAAACAGATCATTGAAAACCAAAAGAGTGCATTTCCATTTACAAAAAAGTCAATCATTTAGTTTTCCTCTTTTTCTTTTAGTATTCCAAGAATTAACTCTAATTGTTTTGCAGTTAGCAATCCTTGAGCGCAACCCCAAGAAAATGCTAAATCCATTTCACCATAGTGTTTTTTTGCAAGAGTGTTAATTTCTTGCGCTATCTCAAAGTTAGTTTTCATCTATTTCTCCTTTCATTTCTCTATAGTCAATAACATGAAAGTCTAATTGTCTCTCAAGTGGCATAGCCTTTAGCCATGATAGTGCAGACTCAAAATCATCTGCTTCGACATCAACGAATAACTCAAAATTAAAAATAGCCATTTAGTTATTCTCCTTTCTTGTATAGAAAATCCCAAGCCTTACGGCATAGAATAATTGACTTGCAGTTATCGCAACAGATAACACCATGAGGGTTTAGGTCAAGGTCATAGATGTCTATGCTAGTGCTAACCGCACCGCATACTGATTTGATTGGTACAAATGTGCTCATTTGTATTCTCCTTTTTTTATTAGTTCATCTAGCATTTTTGCTAGTGGGTCTATCTGCTCGTCTGCAAGATAGTTATTTAATTCTAATTGTTTTACGAAGTCTATCATTGAGATACCTTCCAATCTGACCACATAGGTAGTCGTTCTGGGTCGGTATCGTTATACCAACGCTCAATGTTCTGCTCACAATTTTGGCAGAAGGTAAATTGCTCATCACCGATTTCGGAGATAGCAGATTTCATAGGGTTATGCTCAACGCATTTTGTTAATGTAGTCATTTTAGACCACCTTTCTTTAAGGGATTTCTTTACCCTTATTTTTCTTTATACTGTAAGTGTAGCATGGGGGTCTGACATCTACTGACCAGTAATGCCACAAATCGGACATTTTGAAATGTGATACAGGTCATGTGGATAACTTACGCTCAATTTTGAGTGTGATCTGCGTCATGTGGACGACACGCCCGACAGCGACGTCCCAAAATTTTGAGTGTGGAGCAGTTTTAAATCATGCTCAGGATTTTTTTATTATGAATTACTATTTGCTAAATCATTTACACCACACGCAATTTTAAAAGTCATTGGGTTAAAGCGTGGGTTATCTGATAAAAACATGTCTGAAAAATCATAGATTAAATCTTCAAAAGTAAATTGGTCAATTAACTCTGAATAACTTTTTAGAATTTCAGCAGTTGCTACATAGTCTTTACGAGTCATCATTATTCGACCACCTTTAGAATTGCATAAGTGCCTCGCTCATTTATTTCATCAAGGACAGGACCGATTGCAGGCACAAGAAAATCTTTTAGCATTCCCTCAAGCATGGCAACCAAATCTGCATGAGGGATAGCGAGGGCCTGTTGTGCTACTGGGTGAGTTTCATCGAACTCTGTTACGAACTTTAGTGAGTGTTCTACTTTAGTCATTTATTTTATTTCCTATTCTTTAGTTTGATTTTGAGGGTGTAAGAGTGCCACGAAGTGTGCCACTAATTCCGAGAGTGTCGCAAGCAACCTTTACTGCAACGCCAACAGGTAACTGTGTTGGATAAGTTGAGATGAATTGAGCAACCGCACCTTTTGAGGCAAGGTTGATTTTTTTGGTAGAACCATTAAAGGTTTCTAGTGTTATAGTGTAAGTCATTTATAGACTTCCTTTCGTTAAGTTGATAAGACTATCTTATCATGGGGGGCTGACATTTTTGCCACTTATTTGCTAAGGCTCACTGTGATACTGGTCACATTTATTTGCTTAGGCTCATTGGCTAAACTGTCATTATTTAATTGTTATAGTAGTAATACTAGCAGATAAAAGTCAAAAAGTCAAGTTTAGACACGCACAAAACGGACATTTTTGATGTGATTTACATCATACGAACATCTGTTCGAAACGACGTCCCAAAAATCGCAGATTTTTTATTTCTGCGATCTTGGTTTTTATTCGTTTTCTAAATAAGATTCAAAATCATTTAAGAAAACACGATAAGCAATTGGGTCGCATTCTTTTAGAATGTCGGCAGGATAAAATAAAATTCCTGCAATCATTACTGGGTCATGCGAATCATTTAGGTATTCGTTAAATTGCTCTTGCAATTCTTGTTCTAATTCATAGTCAGTTTTCATTTATTTGTTTCTTTCTTTAGTAAGGATAGGGCAATTGCAAGGCTTTCCTTGCGTTGCGCTTCTACAAGCGCCTTGTATTCATCTAGTGTCATTTATTTAACGACCTTTCTTTTTAGTTAGTTTTGTTTTTCTCTAATTACTTAGAGAGAGCGACCACATTGTGAGTGGTAGCAAGTACGACCATAAGAGTCGCCATTTGTTGTACAAATGTCATGAATTGTAGCGGGGGCGAGTATTACCTGACCGCATTGGCATAAGTTCATCATGCCTTTAGGGTAGTCGCTAAGTGTAGCGAACCCTTGTCCAAATAGTGAGTTAGTCATTGACTATCTCCTTTCTTGTTAAAGACCTTCTTTAACTTTCTTTATACTAGTAAGTATAACAGGGGGGTCTGACATTTTGGGGTGTTTTTCGGGCGTGTCGGAAAAGTATTTTTGTGATAAGCATCACATTAGTTATACACAGGTTATCCACAGGGGACGTCCCCATATACCCCCTATATATACCCCCCCTATATACACCCCCCTATATGGGCGTATACGCCTAAGACTGGTCATGTGCATATGCACCTAAGATCAGTCATGTACCTATGCACCCAAGACTGGTCATTTAGACGTCCCGTGTGATGCATATCACATGCGACACGCCGTGTTATAACTTGACTTTTAGTGGTAGATGTGTTATTATACTAGTATAAGAAAAATTAAATAGAGATAAAAGGTTATGAGCCTAGCAAATAAGATAACGAATTGTTATATGAGCCTAGCGAATAAGTGACCTAAATCACATAGTACACGCTCCACATAGTGAGACTACTGGTGAGTATACTAGACAGTATGACATTTATCTGTTACACTTACATAGTAAGAAAAATTAAATAAAGATAAATCCTAGTGAGCCTTTGAGCCTACCAAATAAACCTAGCAATAGGGTGAGCGTAGCAAATAAAAAGCAAATAACCTAGGCAAGGAAAAAGGGTATCAAATAGATACCATAGAAAAAAAGAAAGGTGGTCATTAAATGACTACATTAAGTAACTACGATAACATCGAGGTAGGCGATACCATTACCCTACCTAATTGCATGAACCTTGTTAAGTCGGGGGTAGTGTTAAAGATTAGAAAATGGAATGGTAGCGCTATGCGTGTTATCTGTACCAATGGTGCTATTTTTGAGTTAAATCGCCATAAGCGCGACTTTATCCTAACTAGAGAGGAAAATAACTAATGAGCCTACCTATGATCATCCTAGCCTTGTCAGTGCTATGCACTATAATTGTACTTATCCCAACAGTACTAGATAAGGATAGTGAATACTAATGCACTTATACTTATGCTCCTCATGCAATACCCTAGCAATAGTTACGCAAAAAGGAAAACAAATAACAATCAACCCCTGCTCATGCACTAAAGAAAAGAGATAAATAAATGAACACAAATACATGCAAGGTAATTAACTGCGACTCAACAGAGTTGGTTTATAGCGGTACAGATGCCTTTATGCTAGGAATCAACACAGAAACCTATTGCTATAAGTGCGCTAATGCTTACGCACAAATAGATAGAGTTATGTCTAAGGTAAGACAAGATTACCTAGACTCACTCACTCCTGTATCAACACTCACTACATCAGACTAAGGAGAATAAATGTTCGATTTTATTTCTGCACCATTCGAGTGGTTTGCTAATGTAGTTCAGTACTCACTTATCTTCATGGCGGTTATGATGCTAGTGCTAACAATCGGTGCGGTGGTCGCAATTCCTTTAGGGTTAAAACTTTTAGGTGTTGCTTTCGCTAAAACTATTGTAGTAGAAACTAGCAAAGTAGTTAGAGATTTAGGTATCACTAGCATTGACCTAAAGCAAGCCAAAGACACTGAAAAAATGAAGGCGTGGGTTGATAGAAAAGTGGTGCCCATACTAAGTAAATCTAGTTAGCACCACCCACTAATATTTATTAGGTAGGTACCAGTAGTTAAATAAAAAAACTATTGGTGCCTCCTAGTAAATTAAATTAAAATAATTTAAATTAAAAATAAATTAAAATAAAAAACATCAAAATTTTGGGACGTGTATGTGCTCACTATATTTTTACCCCACATCCTTTAAAAACCTGCATCATACATCTGGTAAAAATATTCAGATTTTGGGGTATTTGGATTTTTAAATTTTTTCAGAATAGTGATATAATTGATAAATAACCAAGGCTGCTTAGGAGTCTCCTGAAGTGTACATACATATAGAATCGCTGGAAAGAAGTGGAAGCACATTCTTTGCCTATGCAATTTCTTTAGCAACGGGAATAGATGTTATATCAAGCCCAGATCACAAACTATACCCACTACAAGTATATGACGGTGTAGAGCCTTTTATAATCACACTGAGAGATGCTCTCCCATCTATAGTGTCTGCAAAAATATATAGAGACTATTTTTACAATAACAAACTTTCCAATTCGTATGACATAGAAAATACGCTACTAGAGAACATAATCGCCAGGTATAAAGAGTACACCCAATACCTAATAGACAATCCAAAATTCTTTATAGCCCCATTTCAGGAATTTACAAAAGATCACAACAAGGTTATAGATCTGATAGCCTACACATATCCAGTCCTAGAAAATGTAAGGCCAGTAACCTATGAAGAGATTTCTGAGAGAGCATCATCTATAATTAAAACAATCTATGAGCCTGAAATTGGAAACCTTCCAAGAGAAAAGTATGAACTAAAAGACGAAATAGAAGAACTCATATTAAAAGATTATTCAGATGACATAGATCATATTCAGTCTAATATAAACAAACTATATAATAGATATTATGCTCTAGAGTTAGAGTATAACAAAAATACGACGGGAGATAGAAAATAAATGGGAATATTAGAAAATTTTGAAAACGCCTGGGACTTAGATTTCCAGGAAGAGCCAAAGGCACCTGAGTTTGAATCTAAGCCTATGCCAATAACAGATAACATGGGAAGAGAATCTTTTTGGGAAGATGCAGGAAGACCAGAAGAGACATCCCTGTCTGTAAAATTATTTTCAGATAATATCTGCTCAAACTGCTCTTGCAAAGACTAAGTCATGCAAGAACTCGCTCCAGGAATAATGCTATACAAGGATGTAATTAAAAATTATTCTGAAATAACAAATAGAATACAATCTTCTGAGCCAATCTGGGAAGCAGCAAAAACAATGGCTGGTGAAGAGAAGAAATATAGAGATACAGACCTATCTGTCGTTAAATATAAAATTTCAGAAAATAGCAACGATTTTGCTAAAGACATGTCTAGAACATTTTCTGATTCTTTTGAAAGAATAGAAAAAGAATACATGGCTTCCTATAAGACCTATTGTCCAGATCACACAAACTATGCCATATTAAGATATGGACAAGGACAATTTTTTACAGACCACATTGATGATTTTCACGGTATGAATAGACGCATATCTTCGGTATACTATTTGAACGATAACTTTACTGGAGGAATAATCTCATTTCCAAGATTTGGCATATCTTACCAGCCAGTAGCAAACGAGTTGCTTCTATTTCCATCTACATACGTATATAATCACTCTATAAGCCCAGTAGAGGAAGGAACTCGCTATTCTGTTGTCTCTTGGATAAACTAAATTGATGGTAAAATGGTAATATGAAAATATATGTTGATGGTTTCGAAAGATCTGGTAACACATTTTTGGCGGGATCAATAGGCTACACACTTGGTATAGAAGCAGTACCACTATGGTCACATAAAGTTGAAACACTAGAGAACAGAGATAAAGACTATCCATTCGTAGTTCCTCTAAGAGATGCATTGCCATCCATGACATCTGCAAAGTTGTATAGAGACTATGTGGTGGAAAACAACATTCAGACTAACAAAAGAACTGGTGATCCAGAAGAACTTATTGAAAGATATTCATCTTATATAGAATATCTGCTAAATGATAAAAGCCTGTTTATTGCTCCATTTTCAGAATTTACAAAAGACCACAACGCTGTAATTGATGTTATTGCTAAAGAAAATGACTTGCCCATAAATCAAATATACACAGCAGAGGAAATCATCAAAAAAATAGGTGAAAACCCAAAGTTTGATAACCCATATACTGGAAACTTTCCGAGAGAACGTGCAAAAGAATATAAAGATGTAGAAAATTTATTTCTTTCAGAATATAAATCAGAAATAGATGGTTTGCAAAAATCTATAGACACACTATACAAAAGATATTACGAAAAGTTATAGAACAAGTTGGTTTGGTGATCGACCCTATATTCTTGATCGATCAACCAATCCTTGTCTTAACCTATTAATCTTCGATACGGTCTAATTCCCACATACGGATATCAGTAATTCCAACTCTAATAGCAAGTGACTGTTCTGGACTGTCAGCCTCAATAGTTAGTTCTGCATTAAACGCTTGGCGCTCTTCTTCTGTATTAAAAAATACTTTTCCTGCATTTTGAAGATATAGATCTTCCATTGGCTGCAAGACAACCTTATATATATACTTAGACAATTACGCCAGCCTCCTTTAGTTTCTTGTATAGGTTTGCTGTAATAAAAGTAAGTGCTGGCTGACTCTGATCGATCTGCTTTTGAGTATCTTCTTCACTTAGGCCATTATTCTTACACATTTCCCTGTTATCTGAATTGATGCTATCTAGCATGAAATCGATAATTTCTTCTTTATTCATTTTCTACCGTCTCTCTCTTTGATATTTTAAAGTGATTTATATAAACCACTTACTTCCATTCTATTTCTTGATCATATGTAACAGAATACTCTCCACCGAATATCTCAGCATACGAAATGATATCTCTATTATACCTTATAACGGTGTTGATACCTACTTTATCGCACATGTACTTCATACCCTGGACTAGTGGCTCAAAAGCCATCTCCTGGCCTGCTAGGGCATTGTTTAGGGTATCCAGGTATCTTTCCTTGCCGTATCTTTTGGATGTAAAAGATTGGTCAACATAATCAAACCTTGCTTGTGCATCATTTCTTTTTGCAATGTCCGAATTGTCTGTTATGTACTTTACTGCAGGATGATCCATCCGTGTAGACCAGTTTCGCATGTTATCGCTGTACTTCTCCATGTTCTTTAGAGTTGAATCAGCGAAAGCCATGCGTATAAGGTCTATATCGGAGGTTTGAACCTCTGTTGCGAAACTTACCAAAAAAGCGGTTGCGAAAGGAAACTTGTCGCTATATGTCGAAACGCCAAAGTGCACATTTGGATTAAACGACTCGACTGACATATTGTCCTCAAGTAAGCGCATATGATTTCCGAGAGAAACAAACTCTTGTCGATTCATATCGCAGTCGACGAATAAACAATCTTCTGCATTGATACCGTCGGCGAGACATAAAATATTTTTATCATATGAACCGACTATTTTCGAACCGTTAAAACGCTCTAATAATTTTGCGGTCATAAAACCATCCATGTCGGGGGATATAATTAGATTCTTAGAATACTCAAGTGTTTCGAGTATGGCTGTTTTCATTTTTGTAAAATACCCCTTATAATAATCTAGTTATGACAATCCAAGACTGGGCTTCGTTAATCGTCGCAATACTTACAATTGTATCATCAATCGGTCTATCTATCAAGTGGATGGTAAAACATTATTTAAGCGAACTTAAGCCAAATTCTGGATCATCATTAAAAGACCAGGTTTCAAGATTAGAGAATGCATTAGACGAACAGAGAATAGATTCTGAAAGATCAAGAGATAGACAAGAAAAGAAACTCGACGAAATGTATAGAATTTTAATTGAGCATATTGCCAAAGTTGATAAGAAGTAATTCTCCTATATACTATATATAAGATATCTTGTAAATACAAACCTTAAAGATAGTTCTTCTTTCTTATATATTTTAAGTATACACTATCCGACATCCTGACTATTAAGACTTATTATGACAAAACGGACATTACCTATTATAACAATTTGATAACTTTAAATATCACTGTCCGAATTGTACCTATATGATATACTTTAAGTTGACTAGTACTCTGGTTTGTCTCTCATACCCACCAGCCTGAGTACTAGTCTTTTTTTATGGTATAATCTAGATATTATGAATTTATGTTCACCTGAGATATTTGGAGCAGATCCAGCCAGAATTAAATGGCAGATTGTAAGAGGAGATACTTCTCCCCTACGTGTTGAATTTTTACAGGATGATGAACTAACATATTTTGATACATCTGATTGGACTTATGAGGCTACTACTTATGATCCTCAGTCTGATGTTCTAGATTCCCTGGAAATTACCCCTGGAGCAGGTTATGTTGACATTATGGCTCCAGCATCAATTACTGAACTATGGGGTAAGGGTTTTAAATCAGTTGTAACAGAATTAACATTTGATCTACAGGTAACTATTGATGGAGAAACAATTTGGACACCCTTGATTGGAACTATCTCTGTACTTGGAGATATTACAGGTAGTCTATAATGGCAGTAGTAAAAGTTACAATTCCTAGACCTGAGTTGCCACCAGTAGTTAGAATTAAGAATAAAATCTTTAAAGTAAGCAAATAATACCGTGAGATAATATCTTTATGGCTGCTTCTAAATCTATGGACTTTCCTGGTGCAAAAAAATCTAGTTATGCTGCACAGGTAGAACAAAGCCAAGCCTCTCCATATCAAGAAAATGCTCTGTCATTTCTTCCAGTCCCTGGGCCACAAGGACCACAAGGACCTGCAGGCAAAGATGGCAAAGATGGAAAAGAAGGACCTCAAGGACCAGTAGGAATTCCAGGACCAGCAGGGCAAACAGGAAAGACAGGCAAAGAAGGTTTAAGTTCTTTGTCTTCTTCAGGCCAGCAAGCAGGTTGGGCCTCATACCACAACAAAATAGAAAAACCTTTTAAACTTGGTATTTCTGAAGGAGAAGATGGTTGGGTCACAACATTTGTTTTATCTGAAGGTCTATCAAACGAAAAATATCTTCCAAAAGGATGCACTCCACTATGGAATGATCACGCCCGAGCATTTAGTTTTAGAGGACTTAAAGAAGGAGCCCAAGTATTCATAACGTATAGTTTTGAACTAACAACTTATAGCAGCAATACAGAGGCATGGATTAGAACCTATTCACCTAGTAGTGGTTTAGACATTGCCCAATTTATAGGATCAATGAAATACCAGCATACATATCCAATAACTGTAACACAGCAGGTATTTATTGAAAACCAGCAAATTTGGGGTAACGGAGCAGTACCTCAAATTAGAACTGACTATGACGCATCAGTAATTCTCAAATCTATATATGTCAGCGTGGTATAATAAAACTATGGCATTTCCAGGAGAACTTAATATAAATTACTACAAGGGTGACACCCATGAGTTTAAGATATACCCTCAAAAAACTGACGGATCAATATTTTATCTAGATGACTATAGTAATGCGACTTTTACTATTGCAGAGATTAGAGGTTCAGCGGGAGTTTCTGGACAAATAGTTGGAAGCGCAAAAATTTCACTAGACGGAACAAACATAACTTGTGCAATCACTCCTGAAAATGGAAAATTGATGGACCCTGAAAAAACATATGTATATGATGTTCAGGTATATGCTCAAGGACCAGACACCTACGACAAAATCTTTACTATTTTAACTGGATCTATTTCAGTAACAGACGATGTAACACAAGATATTGGAACTCCTAACAGAGCAATTCCAACATATAGAATTATTTACAACAATAGCAATGCAACAAGCGGAGTTGTTCCAGTAGACACAAATGGATATCTTCCAGGACAAAATGCAATTGTTGCAAATAACGGAACGCTTGCAAGAATTGGATATACTTTTTCTGGCTGGACAAAGTTCTCTGATGGAACTGGAACACTATATACTGCAGGATCTTCAATTCCAGTTGCTTCCTTAGATATAAAACTTTATCCTAAATGGACAGCAGTATGACAGAAGTATTTGTATCAACTGACGATGTAAAAGTTATTGGTGGTACAGCCAATGTAAATGTTGAAGTTGATTTTGGTCCGCAAGGAGATAGAGGAAATTTGTTTTTAGTGGGCTATGGAGATCCAAATGCAATAAATCATTCTACAGAAGTACAGGCTTTAGATATATATATAAATATAGACACAACAGATGAAAAATATTTGATGATCTATCAACTACAAAATGTTAATGATACAACTCAATGGGAAGAAGTGTCTAAGTTAACTACAGATAAATATAGCACAACAAGAGATGTTGCTTTTTTAAACGGAGTGTCTGTAGATAGTGAAGATTTCAAGGTTTCAAATATAATACCCGCAAGTCTTTTTAGCACTATATCTGAATCAAGATTCAACATTCAGTGCACATTTTCAAATCCCACAAAGCCAGTTGCCAACTCTATAGTTGTTAAGCCAATAACCACAGAGCCAGTAAGTGGAGACATTGTATTGCCAGTAAGCATAAATGCTGCTGAATTTTCAGGAAGTAGTTGGTCTGCACTAAACGGAACCCACAAAGTGCATTTCCTAATTACGGTGGTATAATCTAAGATGGTGATATGTAATGGCTGATAACTATATTGATGAAACGGAAACTGGCACTGGGTTATACTCAACCAGGGTTCCTGGCTATGAAGATGCAGCAGATATTCAGGAGGCTTTAAGACTTTATCATTATGGATCACTAAGTATCCCAACTGTTGATTCACTTGGAACGGCAAATGGAATAAGTCCAAAATCTATAGCAGGGCACCTAAAAACCTTATCAAATACAGACATAGCCAATGCATTATTGGCAGCAAATGCTCTTGCACAAGAGATAACAGATAGAACAACTGCAGATACAGGTCTTCAAACACAGATAAATAACCTTTCAGCAACCATAGGGTTGCAAACCACTTTAACTACAAAAACTTCTAACTTTACCCTGGCTCTTTTGGATGCTGGAAAAACAATTTTACTTGATACTGCATCACCAATGACATTGACAGTCCCTACAAATTCATCAGTTGAAATACCTGTTGGATATCAGTATTTTGTTATAGAAGCAGGATCAGGAAGAACAACTTTTACACCAGCATCAGGTGTAACAATTAATAGCAAAAATTCACAAATGTATATTGATAATCAATATGGTAGAGCAACGCTTTTAAAGGTTGGAACTGATTCATGGATTGCCTATGGAGATATTTCTGAAAATGCTGTCCCAGTGACACCACCAGTGACACCACCAGTGACACCACCAGTGACACCGCCAGTGACACCACCAGTGACACCACCAGTTACTCCACCGCCACCACCAGTGACACCACCAGTTACTCCACCAGTAGTAGTGACACCACCTGTAACTCCACCAGTAGTAGTGACACCACCTGTAACACCACCAGTAACAACAGGAACAGCCTATCTCTCATACTGCTTTAATGGAACTCCTACACAAGAATCATTCCCCGTTAATTCTGAAAATGTAGTTGTACAAGATATTAACCAAGCAGTTGCTGCTTACACTTCACTTCTTCAAGGTTTAAATCCTCCAGCAACAAGCATTTCTGTTTCAATAAGTTCAATGCCAGCAGCACCAACTAACTGTCCAGCAGCACCAGTGACACCACCAGTTACACCCCCAGTAGTTACTCCACCAGTAACACCCCCAGTAGTTACTCCACCAGTAACGCCACCAACAGGTGGATTCTTTGCTTCATTCTGTTCTAATGGAATTGCTATGTCAGATGGAGGACCTCAGTACTCATCTGCAGGAGCCATTCAAGCATGGGTAAATGGCAATTATCCTAATGTAAACAATCTTACTACTCAAGAAGGGTCCGCACCAGCATTACCAAATTGTACACCAGCAGTTACTCCACCAGTTACTCCGCCTGTAACTCCACCAGTTACTCCACCACCACCAGTGACTCCACCAGTTACTCCACCACCACCAGTGACACCACCAGTTACTCCACCAGTAGTAGTGACACCACCTGTAACTCCACCTGTAACTCCGCCTGTAACTCCACCTGTAACTCCACCTGTAACTCCACCTGTAACTCCACCTGTAACTCCACCTGTAACTCCACCAGTTACACCACCAGCAGGCGGTTGTAATCCAGACACAGTAGGATGCCAAGGAGACTTTGGTTCTTGCGGAGGGTGCTTTGCATAAATGATACAATTAAATATAAACAAGGAGAAATTATGTATGCTTTTATAGTAAAAAATAATGCAGGTACTTGGGATGTTTGGTCTACGCTTTTAGATATTCCAATTATTGAAAGAAAAGAAAGAGTTGAGTCTGCCATAGCAAGTGGTCTTCCTATTACTGGAAAAAATGTAACGGAACATAAAGAATCAGTTAAAAATGGTGCTATCTGGGATGGAACGCAATGGTCTGGTGGAGATTCTATGTCAGTGTCACAAGAAATGGCATTAAACTTGTTTGCATATATTTGTAATAATACAATTATCCTTATACACATATCTTCACCAAACAGTGCTTCTGATATACAGATGGCAGCAATTTTTGAAAGCGATAATAGCATGATTAAAGTTCCAGAAGGCCAAACTGCTAAAATTGGAGATATCTGGGATGGCGAAAATATAATTACTATATAAAATAAAAATGGGGCAAACATGTCAAAATGGGAAGAGTGGAAAAAGGCTCAAGGAGAAGCAAGGCCTTGGCATTTATTAGATCACAACAAGTTGGTAGATGATGAATCTATATCTGATTCTAGACTAAGCATATGTAAAACATGTCCAGAGTTGATCAAACTTACAACAACATGTAAAAAATGTGGGTGTTTTATGGTAGCAAAAACAAAACTAGAAGGGGCAGCCTGCCCAATAGGGAAGTGGTAAAAAATGATTAGGCAATACCATAATAGAATCTCTTTAATTGTGCAATTATGATAAAAGATTGGTTTAAGAAGCAACTAGGCCTTATAGAGATAGAGGTATATTCTTACTGCAATAGGAAGTGCTGGTTTTGTCCTAACTCTTTTATAGACAGACACTCTGATAACAATGTTATGCCAGAAGAAATGTATTTGTCTATACTTAATCAGTTATCAGAAATAGACTATGATAAAGAAATTACGTACAGCAGATATAACGAGCCACTAGCCTATAGAGAGATAATACTAAAGCGTATTTCTCAAGCCAGAGAGATATTGCCAAAGGCCAAACTAAGAACCAATACCAATGGCGACTATGTTACACTTGACTATATTCATGCTCTTAGAAACGCAGGACTTAATGAGTTGTTTATTCAACAATACCTGGCAAATAATGAGCAATACAATCATGCCAAGATGAAGAAACGTATGCTTGAAAAGATCAAAGGTTTTGGTGTTGAGTACACAGTTATTTCTGATGTAGAAAATCACAGAATAGAATATGACCTAGCAATAGATGGAATAGTTGTACACCTAAGAGCAAGAAACTTTGCTGTAGAGGGAACTGCTAGAACTGAAAAGGTTGCGGGATTTAACGAAGAATATGTAAGAACTAAGGCATGCACACAGCCATTTAAAAACATGTACATAGACTACAATGGTAGCGTAATGGTGTGTTGCAATACAAGATCAGATGTGCCTGAGCATAATAATGGAATTATGGCTCATGTAAACGACGCTCCTTTGTGGGAAATCTACAGAAATGAAAAATATAAGCCTTGGAGAGACCACCTTGAGAAAGATGGCCCTAAGTCTGGTATTTGCAAGGGTTGTAAAATTGATATTAACTTTAAGGAAATGATTTAGAAGGTTATGGTGCTTGTATTACCAGGAGAAGAGTATCCTAACTATGACTCTATGTCATATATTAAAACTGATGGTGGACCATTTTACACTTTTAATAATTTTTATCTTGACAATGCAAGTGATGTTCAAATTGACTTAAAAGGTTCTTGGATTTTAATTCCAAAAGGATATCAGTACCATCATTTTTTAAAAGAAATTTTTGGTACTTACTTATACTATAAAAATAATGTAGATAGAGATATTAATGTTTTGTGGGTTGAGCAACCTATTGACTCTCCTACAGGTCACAATTTAGAACTTGTTAATAATGAATTGTCTTCTTCAATAAAGCCAGATAAAATTCATAAAATACAGATTTCCGATATTGTTACTAAAAATATAAAAATAGAAAAGTTAATTATTTTTTCTTGCAACACCAGATATTTCTTTTCTTTAGAAAGTCCAAATCTTTTTATAAAAAATTATACATTTAATAATTTAGGATATTACCATTTTCCAGAAGTGAATAAAGAACTTAGAAAATTTTTTGAAATGTATATGCATGAAGATATAAGAAAACCAAAAAAGATTTTTATAACAAGAAGAGATGCAAACAATGCAATTAGAAAAAACAACAGGTTAAAAGATTTTGACAACAGATATATGGATGAGTGGTTAGATGACACTTTAGAAAACTTCTTTTCTAGTCGTGGTTTTGAGATAGTAACACTTTCGGGAATGTCAATTAAAGATCAGATTTCTTATTTTTATAATGCAGATGTAATTGCTGGGGTTCGTGGAGGAAATCTTTGTAATACTATTTGTTCAAAAGACGGAACAGCATTAATGCAGATAAATATTAATAAACTTTACTCTTACCCATGGGAAAAAGAGTTTGACAGTGTTGTAGGTTTGAACTATATGGATCTTCATTTATATGAAGACATATCTGCTGAAACAGTCGAAAATGCTTTATTGAAAGAGTACGATGAATTTTTAAAAAAATATGATTTAGGAGTTAAATAAAAAATGATTTTAAAATGTGATTATATATATCAAGAAAAGTTTTTAAATTATGAGTTTGATTCTGTTAATATTAAAAATTTTTCAATAGTCAATGACAATACAGAAGTGCTTTTTGTTCCTGGTAAAACATATCTTTTTTCAACATTTTCTCCATATGGACACTCATTGATAGATATTTATGGACAGTATAAAGTTTTAAAGTTAAAGTATCCAGATATACAGCCATTCTTTTTTGAAAATGGAGAAAAAGGTTATTTGTTTAATAATAATAAAATTACAAAAGACTTGATGAGCACATTTATCGATATTCCCAACACAGTCTTTGATATATCAAAAAACAATTATCTATTTGAGGAAGTTGTGATGTTCTTTGATATGAATAATACATTTCCTCAAAATTTTTATCAAGATCATGGAATTACAAGAAGTCTAAACTATTTCCCATTTTGTTCTTGCTACATGGGAACTGATATTTGTGGACAAAGTGAGTACTTTAAGTACAACTACTTAGCAATTGATTTGGTTATAGAAAGTTTTTCATATATGTTTTATAAAAATAAAGAAAAAAAATATTTTATATCTAGAGAAAGATATAACGCTCAGTATAAAAATGACATAGATTATTTTTCAGCAAAGACTGTTTTATCTGCAGAAGAAGAATCTCAATTTTATAGAGCAAAAATAAGATATTGTGAAAAAGAAAAAGATATACAAGACATATTTGTAAAAAATGGCTATGAGGTTATTTATCCAGAGGACTATGGACTATTTGATCAAATAAAATTTTTTAGCCAAGCAAAAGATATTGCTTCTATATCTGGTGCAAGTTTGTTTAATGTTTTGTGGTGCAACAACGAATCTTCTATTACTGAAATTCTTGCTGTTCCAGGGTATAGGTACCACTACAAAGAGTTTGCAGAACACATAGGTGCAGGTCATAGGCAGATCTTGGCGATAGATCAAGACATGCTTCTACTTGAAAAATCCTTGTTCTAGGATTTAAAATCCCAATTGTGCTATAATTTATTAAGGAGGAAAAATGTCTACTTTAAATTATTCTGATGTAATAAATCAATCAGATATAGATCTAGCAATAAAAGAAAATAGAATCCATGTATTTAAGAATCCGTTTCCAGAGTTACCAACATGGGACACCATTTTAAATGTTATATCCACATATGTTGATATAGATTTAGAAAGATTCCCAGATAGATCATATCTAGACAGCAAAAACTTAGAAGAAGAGTATTTAAGTTTTGATCTAAAATGTAGGTTTTGGTCCAGACTTGCTTTTCAGTTAAATGATCCAGAGGATCCATATATGGAGATAATCCCAGAACTAAAGCCAGTAACTGAGTGGGGACTTTCAAAATATTCAAAACATATATATTCAAATAACTTTGGCCTAGTAACCTTTATGAAAAATAAAGGGGTCGTTGGAAATAAACACCATGACCTAGTAGACCAATTTCAGTGGGTGGTAAAGGGAGAAATGATCTGGCGTACTGGAGAAAATTTAGAAAATGAAACCCATGTTGTTGAGGGTGATTTTGTTTTTGTACCAAAACTTTTAGTTCATGAAGTCGAAACTTTTAAAGCACCACGTGCATGTATTAACTTAGCGATTAGGAATTAGTGTGTTTAATGCAAAGGTTGCAAAAAATTTTATTTCTAAAGATGATTGTAAATATTTAGTAAACATTGCAACATCTTATGATTTATGGGAAGGCGGAGGATCAAGTTTCTGGGAAGGAAGAGTTGTAAACTATCAATCAATTTTAAAGTTTGATAAAAAAGCAGGAAAAATTATGCTAGATGCAAATAATGCTTGTGGAAAACTAATTAAAGAAAATTATAATCTAAGTTTGCCAGTTTATTCTGATACCCTTCAAGTAATTAGATGGTTTCCAGGAATGGAACAGCCACCGCATGCAGACGACATGAGTAATACTGAGCACCATGGATTTGAGCACAGAGCCTTTGGATCAATAATTTATTTAAATGATGATTATAGTGGTGGTCATACATTTTATCCAAATTTTGATATAGAGGTAATTCCAGAAACTGGTTCTCTTGCAATTCATCCAGGGGACCCAGAACATCTTCACGGAGTAACAAAAATAGAAGACAGCATGAGGTACACAATTGCATCCTTCTGGACTTTTGATAAGGAGAAAAGCCATGAATGGCCAGTACCTTAATAATCCTGGATACGAAGTTCCAGACAATACAATTTTAATTGTCCCCCACCGTCTTGAAGATGATGGGTTTTATAAAGAAGTTATTTTGCCACTAAAAGGAGAGAGCAAAAGAGATTGGTTTACACCCCACTTCTATTACTGTCTTCCTTTAAATATTGGAAATCAGTATGGATTTTTAATACAGTCTTTAAGAGATTTTGAAATTATTTGGGATGGATCACCAGCAGACCCAGTGATAACCTTTTTAAACTCAGATAATGAAAACAAGCAGTTTATAACTGGAGGTTTTGGAAGTGGAATTGTTACGGTTCAAAATTGTTTTGCTATAAAAACTCCAATAGGAACAAATGTTATGACTATTCAGCCACCCAATATGTTTATTCCTGGATGTATTTCTATGGCTGCTGTTATTGAAACAGACAACATAAAGAGAGACTTTACTTTTAATATTAAAATGACAGTTCCAAACTTAAAGGTAACTGTAAAAAAGGGAGACCCCTTGGGAGCCTTTATACCAATTCAAAGACATTATGTAGATGAGTTTGATGTGAAACTTATTAGTGAGTTTTTCTCAAAAGAGGTTCATGAAAATGAAATAAATGAACAACTTGCTCTAAGCATTGAAAGAACTACTGTCGACAAAGAAAAGCCTCATGAATCTGGAAGGCGATACTTTAAAGGCATAAACACCGATGGTACCGCCTATCCAGATCATCAAAAAAAACTTACTTAGGAAATTTAGTCATCCAGAACTTAGTTCTTGGCGTAATGCCTTTCCAAGAAGACCAATCTTCTCCACCATTTGTCATGTAGTATGCAATCTCTGCATTCTTGACGGGATTGAATAGTTCAGCATTTGAGTCAAGATCAAACTTAGTTCTACGATCAGGACCAAGAGCGTCAATCATATTTATTTGAAACATTCCATAAGACGAGTCACCAGTCTTGTGGTTGCCGTTAAAAGCCAATGGACGGCCATTAGACTCCTTTTTAGCAACTGCCCAAGCAACTACAAGGTCTTTGCCCTTGAAGCCTACTAGAGAAAGCAGTTCTTTTAGTTCTAGATCAGTAAGAGAAACCTTATTCTCAAAACTCTCTAGTTTTTTTGCTTTAGAAACCAAAAAAACCTCTTTCGAGGCGGTTTCCGATGTCTGAGCCTGTTCCAGGCTAAGGTTATTCTTTGTATCAAGATCTGAAATAGCATTAGCAGAGTTAGACATAACCGTTACTAGTGCTACGATACTGAGTGTGCTAATGATCTCTTTGTTTCTTTCGATAAATTTAATCATAGTTTCCTCCTTAGAAAACAATAACACCTTGGTAGGTGTCTATACCAAGTATAACATAATTTTGAGCCAAAAGTCAAATCTGGGTGTATAATTATTTTATTATGAGCACATATGATTTTTCAGCCACGGGAATTAAATATCCCCTTGAAACATCTCCAGTAAATGTACATGGAGACCTAAAGAAACTAGCAGAATCCCTTGACGCAATCCTTCCAGCATACGGTGTATCATATTTTCAGATTGATGTTCATAACAATAGTGGTGGCCCAATTGGTGCTGGAGTTCCAGTTTATGCAACAAATGGAAAAGTAAATGAAAAGGTAACTATAGCAAAAGCACTTCCATCAACAACTGCTCCAATACTTGGTTTATTAAAAAACAATAAAAATAATGGAGAAGATGGAATTGTTGTAGTCGCTGGAGTAATGGAGGGATTAAACACTTCTGGATTTGCTGCAGGACAAACACTTTATGTAGGAATATCTGGGGGACTAACAAATGTAAGGCCAGAAGGTGGATCAGCAGCAGTTGGAATTTGTGCAGTTGCAGACAATGTTAATGGGATAGTTATAGTAGAGGCAAAAGGAAACGGTACCTGGGGAGCACTCAGAGACGGTTTGTCGTGATATAATAAACAAATGGCAACTTTAAGAGGATCTCAATCACTATACGATATTGGAAATAAACCACCAACAGTTATTTGGACTGTCGTGCGTGGAGATACTTCTGGCTTTAAGGTTTATGTAACAGATGATGCAAAGGTCCCGTTAATTTTAAAAGGTCCTGGATCTGAATGGGACATTGCAATGAAAATTAAAAGACCAAATTCAACACCTGGAATAATTACAGACGATGCTGTAACAATTATGGCATTACATCCAGTTGCAGATGAAGATGATTTGGTTGGAGAGTTTACAGTTTGGCTTACAGCAGAAGAATCTAATGTCTTGCAGACAGGAGACATCTTTGATATTCAGGTATCAGATCCAACAAGAGTCTGGACAGTTGCTCAGGGCAGCATGAAGATTCTTGAAGATGTAACAGATTAATGGCCACAGCATTAATACTTGATGAATTAAAAAACAAAACAGAACGAATTTTTCCAATAGACTATGCAATAGTCCAGGTAGAAGACTTTACAAGAAAAACAGTTATAAGTGAGGTTTTGCCCTTTAGAGTTAAGTTTACAGCAATTCAAATTCAGGCTATTGGTTTAGGAAACACTCCAGCAATTCCTCTACAGGTTATTGGGTATAGCAACTACATTCTCTAATAGTCTTATTAAAAGGGATGATATAATCACTACATGGCTAAAATATCAATTCCAGATGTAAAGGCTCTATTCCAAACTGGAGATAGACCTACTCAAGAAAATTATGAAGACTTAATTGATACCGCAGCATCCCAGGCAACAGATTTGGGGTCAAAGGGTAACAATGAAAATACAGTCAATGGTATTGAGAACGTAACTGTTATTGATAACTTTGATGCCACAGTCTGGCGCATGGTCAAGTATATTATTTCAATATCAAAGACCTCTGCAGGGGACAACAAGTTCTATGCAACTGAATTAACAATTCTTGTTGACGGTACAAATGTATCAGTCAGCGAGTACGGCACTATCGACAATGATGGGAATATTGGCACCATTGATGTCTCTCGCACTGGAAATACCGTGGCTATTACAGTCACTCCAGATCCTGCGATCAAGCCAGTCACAGTTCGTTACGCACGAATTGGACTTAAGGCATAATAAAAGGAGATATAAAAAATGGCAACAGTAAATAAAGATTTTAAAATTAAGCAAGGGTTAGTCGTTGAAGGCCTACAAGGTACAATCAACGGTGAAGTAATCCTTACAGAAAACGCAGGAGATCAATACATCCTTGACCTCATTGGCGGAGAAACACTTGTAAAGTCTGTAGAGGCAACTCAACTAGAAGTTAGCGTAGCAGGAAAGTTATCCGTAAAGGCTAACGTATTTGACGCTTACGGTGCAGCAGCAGATGCAGAGGCAGCAGCAGCCCTTGATGCAACATCAAAAGCAAACGCAGCAGAAGCAGATGCAATCTCTGCAGCAGCAACAGATGCTACAAATAAGGCTAATGCAGTAGCATCAGATCTTACAGATCACGAAAATGCTACAGTAGCACACGGTGCAACTGGTGCGGTAGTTGGAACAACTAACACACAAACATTAACAAATAAGACTATTGGAGATACACTTAACTTCACTGGCGCAGGTGCAATGACAATCAATTCTGATTCTCATATCGTTCTTACTCCTGCAGCAGGTTCTTCAGTTAAGTGGGGCGCTGATGTTCTTGCAACTCAGGCTTATGCTGACACAGCAGAGCAAGATGCAAAGAACTATGCAGACAGTCTTGCTGGCAACTACGATGTAGCAGGTGCTGCAGCAGCAGCACAAGCAGCAGCAGAAGGATTTGCAACTCAAGCAGTAGCAGACCTTGTTAACGGTGCTCCAGCACTTCTTGACACATTAGACGAATTGGCATTAGCACTTCAGGATAATCCAGATGTTATTGCTAACATTCAAAGTGTTGCAGCAGGAAAGCAAGATACACTGACTGCAGGATCAAACATTGACATTACAGGAGCAACAATTTCTGTAACTGGTCTTGATTCAGCAGATATTTCAGACTTTAATACTGCAGCACTATCTGCAACATCTGCAGCATACGATACAGCAGGTGCAGCAGCACAGGCTCTTTCAGATGCAGAAGATTATGCAAATGCACTTACAACAGCAGACATTGCTGAAGATGCAGTCAATGGTGGTCTTTACTTCACAAATCAGCGAGCAATTGACGCTGTTGGTGGAACAATTGGAGATCAGATTGACCTCCTTGATACAGATGACATCGAAGAGGGCACTACAAATCAGTACTTCTTAGATTCTCGTGCAAAGGCTTCAGCAGCAGATCTTATCCTTGGTGCATCATTAACAAACATCGCAATTACAGGAAACAGCACAACAGGTCTTATCATCACAGCAGAAAACGGTGTAGCAGACTCTACTACATCTGATCTTGCAGAAGGTACAAATAAGTACTTTACAGATGCTCGTGCAGTTGATGCTCTTGAAGCAGTTGTTCCAAACTTCACAGCAGTTGAGTTAAACTCAGTTGCTAAGCAGGTTGCAGCAACACTTTCAGCACCTACAGCAGGAATCCAGGTAGCCCACGCTTTTGCTAAGGCTGACTACCGTTCTGCAGAGTACCTTGTAAAGGTTGCCTACGGAACACACACTGAAATCTCAAAGGTTCTTTTGACACTTGATTCTTCAGATAACATTGCAATTACTGAATACGGAATTGTTGGAACAAATGGCTCAGCGTCATCAGTTTCTGCAGGTATCTCAGGATCAAATGTACAACTTCAGGTAACAACCGTTAACAATAACTCAACAGTTACTGTTATGGGAACACTTCTTAAGTAATAAAAAATAAAAATAGTTGGAAGAAGGAGTAGTAAATGGCAATAGTCGACAAAGACTTTAAGGTCAAGAATGGGTTAGTCGTATCAAACGGCGGTACATTCGGAGATGCAGTAACAGTAGGAGCCCCAACTCTTAATGCCCATGCAGCAACCAAGGAGTATGTCGATAGTCGTTCAATGGCCGTTGGCTCTACTGCTCCTTCTTCACCAACTAATGGAACACAGTGGTTAGACACTGCAACAAATAGAGTTAATTTCTATTATGAAGGTTCTTGGTATACCCAGGCAACTATTGATGATACAAATAACTTACCACAGCACATTCACGATACCGCAATTGATGGAACTGGTTTCATAGTATCTCAGTTCTATGAAGGTGGATCATTCAACAGCCCATTGGGTGTAGGTTTGGATTCTGGTGGACCAGGTACAACAACTTGGACAGTAGTATTCGATGGCGGTAGTGTAGTAGATAACTTCAATTAAAACAGGGGTTATAATAAGATAAGTTAATGGGCAGCCCCCATAAGGAGAAATAAAAATATGGCAACAAGAATGCAACAGCGCAGAGGAACTGCAGCACAATGGACGGCTGCAAACCCAATTCTAGCAGCAGGTGAAATCGGTTTTGAAACCGACACAAATAAATTTAAGATTGGTAACGGAGCAACTGCTTGGACAGCATTGGATTACTTTGCTAACTCTTCAGCACTAACAGCGCTTCTTACAGGAGCACCTGGAACATTAGATACTCTTAATGAACTAGCAGCAGCAATCAACGATGATCCAAACTTCTTCTCAAGCGTTGCAGATCAGATCGCAGATGCAATTGCAGGTGCCGAAGATAATTATCCAGCCCTTGCTGGAGCAGGAATAGAATGGAATGCAGGAACTAACGCATTCGATATAGACTCAACAGTTGCCACAACTAGTTATGCAGACAATGCTGTAACTGTCCACAACCAGGATTCTACTGGTGTTCATGGAATTACTGACACAGCAGCACTTGTAACACTATCAGGAACACAGCAACTAGCAAATAAGACATTGCTGAGCCCACTTATTAGTACTCCTACTGGCTTGACAAAAGCAGATGTTGGTCTTGAAAACGTAGACAACGTTTCAGATTCACTAAAGCCAGTTTCAACTGCTACCCAAACAGCACTTGACCTTAAGGCACCAGTTAACAACCCAACCTTCACAGGAACAGTAGCAGGCATTACAAAGGGTATGGTAGGACTTGGACAGGTAGACAATATTTCAGATGAAAACAAGCCAATTTCAACCCTTACTCAGGCAGCCCTTGATGCAAAGGCTCCACTAGCAAACCCTCAGTTTACAGGTGTTGTTTACGGTGTTACAAAAGCAATGGTTGGGTTAGATCTAGCAAACAATACAGCAGATCTAGACAAGCCAGTTTCAAATGCTACACAAGTGGCACTAGATAACAAACTTGCACTATCTGGAGGAACTCTTGTTGGATATTTGACAACACACGCAAACCCTTCAGACTCACTTCACGTAGCAAATAAGCGCTATGTCGATGCAATTGCAACAGGGCTACATATTCACGCAGCAGTAGTTGCAGCAACTAGTGCAAATATTAATCTCTCAACAGCAGTTGCAAATGGAAGCACTCTTGATGGTGTAACTTTGGCAACTGGAGATAGAATCCTTATAAAGAATCAGACAACTGCTTCTGAAAATGGTATCTATATTGTTGCAGCAACTGGAGCACCAACTAGAGCATCAGACTTCGACACACATGAAGAAATTCATGGTGGAGACTTCGTGTTCGTAAAGGGTGGAACCGTTTATGACAATACTGGATGGGTACAGACAGCAACAGTTAATACTGTTGGAACAGACCCTATAGAATTCACTCAGTTCTCAGGTGCAGGAACATTCCTTGCAGGTAATGGACTTACACTGACTGGATCAACATTCTCTGCTGATCTTGGAGTACTTGCTCCAAAAAATAGCCCAACATTCACAGGAACAGTTTCTGGAGTTACAAAGGCTATGGTCGGATTGCAAAACGTTGATAATACATCCGATGAAGGAAAGCCAGTTTCAACTGCTACACAAACAGCGCTTGACCTAAAGGCTAACCTAAATGCTCCAACATTTACTGGAACAGTTTCTGGTATTACTAAGTCAATGGTTGGTCTTGGAAATGTTGATAACACAACAGATGCAGGAAAGCCAGTTTCTACTGCAACTCAGACAGCACTTGACCTAAAGGCTCCAATTGCAGATCCAACATTTACTGGAACAGTAACAGTTGGTGCACCTGGAGTAGCATTTTCAGACGGTACACAGACAAAGGAAGGTGTTCCATCTAGAACAACAATTATCCAGAGAACAGACTCCTATACACTGGCTGCACTGACAGAAAGAGATTCTTTAATAGAGATCAACAAGTCATCAGCAGCAACTTTGACAATTCCAACCAATGCAACAGTTGCATGGCCAATTGGAACATCAATTGATATCCTTCAAACTGGAACAGGACAGGTAACAATTGCTGGAGCAGCAGGAGTAACTGTCAATGCAACACCAGGATTAAAACTACGCACTCAGTGGTCATCTGCCTCTCTTCTTAAGCGAGGAACTGATTCATGGGTAGTTGTAGGCGACCTAACAGCATAAAAAAATAAATAAGAAAATTGGAGAAATATAAATGGCAAAGAAAGAAATAGGTACGAAGTCTCAACAGCAGAACGACTTCTTAGAACCAAAAGCACCAACTAACGTAGTAGCAACAGATGTTGGAACAGGTAGAGCGTTCTCAAGCGCAGCAGCAACTGTTTCATTTTCTTTGCCAGCAGATTCTCCAGCAGCAACATCATATACAGTAACTTCTTCACCAGGAGGGCTTACTGGTACTGGTGCAGGATCACCTATAACAGTTGCAGCATTAACCCCTGCTACATCTTACACATTTACAGTAACAGCAACTAATGCATCAGGAACATCTCTTGCATCATCAGCATCATCTGCAATTACAGTAACAACTGTTCCAAATGCTGTATCTGTTATTTCAGCAACAACTGCTGTTAACCAAGATACAGTTAGTTGGACTGCACCATCAACAGGTGGAAAAGCAATTATTGATTATGCTTGGTCATCATCTGATGGAAAATCTGGAACAACAGCATCAACATCTGTTAATGTCGCACAAGAAGGAAACACCGCTCAGACATATACTGTTACAGCAAGAAATGCAAATGGATCTTCTCTTGTATCTGCACCATCAAACAGTGTTACAACTACACCACCATTCTTCCCACCATCGTTCCCATTTTTCCCACCAGCATTTTGTCCATTCTTCCCATCATTCTGTCCATTCTTCCCGAACTTCTGTCCATCATTCTGTCCATTCTTCCCGAACTTCTGTCCAGCATTTTGTCCAGCATTTTGTCCAGCATTCTGTCCAGCATTCTGTCCAGCATTCTGTCCATCATTCGCTCCATTCTTCCCATCATTCACAATACCAGGAGCAGTATAATAAAATAAAAAATATGGTATGCCACACTTATAACTAGGTGTGGTATACTTTATTTTATGGAAAAAAGATATGAATGGTATGACGCCCCAAGACTAGAAAAAACACAAACTAGACTTGAAAAGCGTACAATTGTAAATAATATTGAAGTTTTAAATTTAGAGTATGGCATTAATGTATACAGAAATGCTATACCTAAAGATCAGTGCTTAAGCATAATAGACAGACTTGAAAGTGCTTCAGAAAAGAACTCTCCCAACCTTTCTTGGAGAGGGGCACAGATCAATGACAAAGAAGATTCTGACCATGTTAGAAATTGCTTAGATATTAAATATAAAAGAGAACATCTTGGAAAATTCTTGCCATTTGATCAAGACATGTTCGATATACACAAAGAGGTAGAAGATTGTTTAGATAACTGCTTAAGAGATTACGAATCCTTGTGGCACTTCCAGATGGCGTACAAAGAAGCATTTAACTTTGTAAAGTATTTACCTGGAAAATATTTTAAACTTCATGGAGATCATGGCCCATATTACACATGCACAGTATCTGCTGTTGTTTATTTAAATGATGATTATACTGGAGGAGAGATCGAGTTTCCAAGACAAGGCATTAAGATAAAGCCAGAAGCAGGAGACATCATTGTTTTCCCATCAAACTTTGTTTATGAGCATGCCTCTTGTGAAATTTTTGAGGGAACAAAGTACTCAGTAGTAATAATGACAGACTATAACGACTTACACCATAAGTAAAAATAGTGATAGAATGTATATAGAGAGAAGGTAAAAAATGGATAAAGCAGTTAACACAAGTTCTGATGAAACAAAGGACTATGAAACACCAACATGGTCTTCATTTGAGAATTTAGGAAGCGGAATTTTTGTTTATAGAGATGTTCTTCCAAAAGAACTAGAAATAATCAAAAGGCTTGAAGACAACCTTAGTGAAGATCATCCTAGGTATAAATGGATGGAAGCCTTTGTTGGATACTTTCAGAGCATGCCAGAATATAGAGATTGTCAAGACTTCAAGTTTAAGAAATCAGATATTGCATTAGACACAAGCGAGCAATCATTAAACCTTCAGGCATTATGGCAAGACTGCTATGATAGACAAAAGCCAGCAGTAAACCATTACCAAAAAATGTTTAATCTTGGAGAACTAAGATATTGGGAAGCAATGAACTTTGTTAAATATAATAGAGGTCAGCATTTCCAGTATCACCATGACCATGGATTTTCTTATAACTGTACAGTATCTTTAGTTGCTTATCCAAATGATGACTACGAGGGTGGAGAATTATCTTTCCAGCACCAAGGGTTAACTATAAGTCCAAAGGCTGGAGATCTATATATTTTCCCATCAACATACATGTATAGTCACAGAGCAATGCCAGTCCATTCTGGAACAAAGTATTCTGTTGTTACAATGTTAGACTATAGTGCAAAGTTTCATACACCAGAAATGTATAGAGAAACTGGCGACTAGTTTGAAGATTGACGTTTATAGAAAAAGAGATTTTGATTCAGACTTCTATCCTTTGCCACCAAAAAGAGACTGGATGGATGATACATTTGATAAGCATGCATACAGATGTTTTCCAGTAAATATTGCAAACACATTAGGATGGACGTTCTCTTTTCCAAAAGACATATCTTTTATCTGGGACGGAATCTCAACTTCAGAAGATGGACATGTTAAGGTCCTTTCTGGAGAGGAGTATGTTTTTACTAACAGAGCAAATGCAACAATAAGTTTTAATAGTGGTTTAACTTTTATGACAGAGGAAAATGTTAGTTTGTTGATGATGCCTGTTCCAAATCAATTTATTGATGGTGTGCATGGCTTTACAACAATGATAAGCACTTCTGTTTTAACAACCCCAATTCCTTATGCTTGGAAAATAACAAAGGCAAATGAAGTAATAACTATTCCAGCAAATACTCCTATTGTTTCAATAATTCCAATAAATTTAACAGATATTCAGAACACTGAAGTTAATCTTTATATAGAAAATTTTCCATATGAGCATTTTAAAAAGATCTCTGATTATGCAAATGCTTCTCATGAAATATCTAAAAAACAGTCCTGGACAAATTTCTACAGAGATGCGGTAGACCATGAAGGAAACCAACAGGGTAATCATGAACTAAAGAGTTTAAGATTAAGGGTAATAGATCATAGAGATGGCAATTAGTGAATACAGAAAATATAAAGTTTATAGCAAATAAGATATGGCTATCAAATGAAAGTAACTCTGCTCCAAAACCAATAATAAGAACAATTCCAGACTGGTTTAGAAAAGCAGATAGATTTGCTAAAAGACCAGATGGAGAATTTTGGATAGGTCCAGACAAAGGTAAAGTTCCCACTTGGAAAGCATGTCCTGCAATTTTTGATATTATGAGTACTGGATATTCACTAAACCTACCATGTGATATTGAGTTTTATATGACTGAGTCTGGACTTAAGCACAAAGTTTTAAGTAACAAATATCAAGACTTTATACAGGTAAGAGATGAGATGCCACAGTTTGAGCATCCGCGTGGATACTACAAAAATCATTTTGCATTAACTCCAGACTGGCAAATAAAAACTCCTCCAGGATACAGTGTTTTGTACACTCAACCATTTAATAGATTTGAGTTGCCCTTTTTGCTAACTACAGGAATTGTGGACAATGATAAAGTCCACATGCCTGGATCTTTTCCATTTTTTATTGTTGAGGGATTTGAGGGTGTTATCCCAGCAGGAACTCCATATGCACAACTAATTCCATTTAAAAGAGAAAACTGGACATCTGAAATTATTGAGCAAGACGACGGATCAGAGTTAATGAGACAGGCAATGGATAATGCAAATATTTACAGAAAGCCAGATGGCGGAATATATAAAAACGAAGTTTGGGAGCAAAGAAAATATGAATAGAAAAAATGGTATAATTTAACTATGAATAACTCTGAATACTCAAACAGCCAAGTTTCTAATAGGTTTTCAATAACTCCTTCTGGGTATTTTGGAAAAGATAAAATAAATATACAATCTAGAGAAAACTTTATTAGTTTAGAAGATCTAACTTTTTTGTCAGATGCTGCAAAAAATATAAGCATTTGGGATGTAACAGAAAGTCACTATGATGACGATGGTGTTATGATCTATGATTCATCCTATTGGGAAAACAGGGTTGCAACATCAAGGACTTTAAACCTTAATGATGAAAAAATTAATCCAGTTATTGAAAAACTTCAAGAAAGCCTTAAAAACGAAGTAGACTTATTCTTTAATGTTGATGCATGGCCAACAAGTCCAGCAATAGTTAGATGGCTTCCTGGACAGTTTCAACAACCGCATGCAGACAAAGAGTTGCATGAAGGAGAAAATGCAGGAAAGCCAAATGACTTCCCATATTATGATATAGCAGGACTGTTTTATTTAAACGATGACTACGAAGGCGGAGAGTTGTATTTCCCAAACCAAGGAATACAGTTTAAGCCTAAAGCAGGATCAGCATATTTTTTTCCAGGAGATTTAAACTATATACACGGAGTAACTCAGATCACAGAAGGAACAAGATATGTTGTTCCATTTTTCTTTACTATTTTGTCTCATAAGGAGGGCCAATAATGCCAGAAGACACAGTTTTAAATTTTAATAAAATAGATAATAGAATTTTTGTTTACAAAAATCCATTTAATGATTTAGAAAAAATAGTCTCATCGCTTGCTGATAGAAAGTGGGATCAGTGGTATACTTTTGGAGATATTCATCATATACCTCTTCCTGGTAGTGTTGAGTCAGACCTTTTCCCAGACATTGCTGAGTGGGAGTCTTACACTAACAAGATTAAAGATAAAGACAAAGATTTAGATATAGTCAATGTTTTTTATAATACCACCAAGCACTACATTGAAGAGACAGGCCTTACTTCAAATAACTGGATGCTTGGGAAGATAGATATAGCAAAGTATCCTGATGCAAAGAGCATATCTGATCCAAATGCAAAACCATTTTTTAATGAAATCGGGAAAAACTATACAATGTCCTTCCATACCGACTATCCACAAGAAAGCACAAACTCTCCAGGAGCAAAACAAATAGTTACCTGCAACATGTACCTAAATGATAATTATGATGGAGGAGAGATAGAGTTTAAGGTCTTTTCAGAAGACGGATCTTATGAGAGAATAACCTACAAGCCAGAGGCAGGAGATGTTGTCATATTCCCATCTACTCCCCCATATTGGCATGGAGTAAGAGAAACAACAAATGGCGATAAATATTTTGTTAGATCATTTTGGTATGTAATTGACGGGCCATCAGAAGAGTGGCTTGAAAATGAAAAGAAATATGGTAAAGAAGTCTGGCACGAGATGGAAGAAACAAGAAAGCAAGAAGAAAGAATTTCTGGGTTGTACATAAGAAATGGTTAACAAATCAAACTTTAATTACTTAAAAGATGAAAAAAATAACAAAGGTGTTTTGGGAATAACCCATAACCGTATTGTAGAAATTCCTAATTTTATTGATCAAAAAACAGCAGATAATATGATTGCCTATGTTGAGTCAAAGGGAGAGAACTGGGGAGACATAGCATTCTATGGTTCACTAGGAATGGGTCTGGCTTCAAATGACCCAGGACTTGCTGAACATGGATTAAGCCTTACATTTTTTGATGACCTTAGAGATAAATTTAAAGAGTGTGTCGAGTTAGTTTTTGAAAGAAAGGTAAGACCAAACACATCTCATGCCCAAAAGTGGGATGTCGGAGGATATGCTTCACCACATTCTGACAACTCTGATTTTGATGGAAATCCTAATGCTTTTGAAATAAACAAGTATGTTGGAATTTTATATTTAAATGATAACTATGAAGGCGGTGAGTTATTTTTCGTTGAGCCATCAGACAAGGAATCAGTGGGATCTGACATGTCTGGAAAGCCAGTACCAGTTTGGAAAGATCCATATCTTTCTTTTAAGCCAAATGCTTATTCTTATTATGTGTTTCCAGGAGGAGTAGAAAATATTCATGGAGTAACCGAAATACTTGCTGGCACAAGGTATACGATGGTTTCTTTTTGGGACTACGAGGAAATAGAATATAGCCAAGAAACCATTGATAAATGGAACGAAGAAGAAAAAGAAATTAGAAGATTGCAGTCTATTCAAAAAGAAGAATGGACAAAAGGAAATAAATACGCATAAAATGCAAGAGTAAAGCATAACCAAAGGTATAGAGTTTTGCTTTTTATAAAACTCTGCTATACTTAACACTATTCCGTTTTAGAAAGGACGAAACACATGTCAGATTTTTTTAGTTTTAAACTTCCAGAGGACTTCGTAGAAAAGTACAAAAATGTAGAAAGCCCATTTGGATTCAAAGATGCAGCAGAAAATTCACTTGGAGAGATTACTTTTATTCGTACATATTCTCGCATGAAGGAAGATGGAACTAAAGAAAGATGGCACGAAGTTTGTCGTCGTGTAATCGAGGGTATGTATTCAGTTCAGAAGAATCATGCTAAAGAAAACCGTTTGCCATGGAATGACTATAAGGCACAGAAGTCTGCACAAGAAGCATTCCAAAGAATGTTTGAATTAAAGTGGACACCACCAGGTCGTGGCATGTGGGCATTTGGAACTCCTATGACTATGGAGAAGAAGAACTCAGCAGCACTACAGAACTGTGCAATGGTTTCAACAAAGGACCTTGATAAGAATGATCCAGGAGCATTATTTGCTTGGGTTATGGATGCATTGATGCTTGGCATTGGTGTAGGATTTGATACAGTGGGACAGGATAAGAATTTCTCAATCTATACCCCAACAGAGCCAGAACAGGTGTTCGAAATTCCAGACACTCGTGAAGGCTGGGTAGAATCAGTACGCCTTCTCATCAACTCTTACTTAAGAGCAAACCAGAGTATTCAGAAGTTTAACTATGATTTGATCAGACCTCTTGGAGCCCCTATTAAGGGCTTTGGAGGCGTTGCATCAGGGCCTGCACCTCTTATCAAGTTGCACGACCAGATAGACCGTGTAATCGGCTCCAGAGGCGGAGAAACACTAGATTCTCGTGCTATCGTAGACCTCGTAAACCTCATTGGTACCTGCGTGGTATCAGGTAACGTTCGTCGCTCAGCAACACTTGCTTTGGGTAATGCAGGGGATGAAACATTTATGAACCTAAAGAACTCAGAGATGTTCCCAGAGCGCAACTCGTTTGATCCAGAGAATCCAGGTTGGGCTTGGATGTCTAATAATTCTATTTCAGCAGAAGTAGGAACAAAGTACGAAGACTATGTAGATTTAATTACGGAAAACGGAGAACCAGGT